TATTAAAAGTTGGGTATACATATCTACCAGAACCGTACAGTGGCAAAGCATCTGTGATTGTGTAAAAGCTTTCGTCAACATCCATTCCTAGTTCTGAAAAAACAACAGGGTCTGGAATGCGTTTTCCACTTTCTGATTTGACATAGTTGATTTGTGTGCCGTTTAAGTATAATTTTCCATCAATAAATAAAATCTTATCTATCGTTCCATTTTCTCGTTTATATTCAAAGTATCCTTGGAGATTGCTATTTGCATTAAGTCCTGTGAGTAACTCAGATGCTTCGTACTGGCCGTATCGTTTTTCGATAAAACCAAACTGACTAATTTCTAAATTTTCTGCATTTCGTAAATACAAAGATTTTAAAGAGTCGTCAGTATCTACTGTTTTTAGACCGCCTTGAAATTGCTTGAAAACATCAAGAAGTTTGACTCTTGAGTTGACATCGTAAGCATATCTAGCCATTTTAATTAAGTCCCGCTATGATAAATAATGATATCTGCTGTAATAATACTTGTCGTATTTGCGGTAAGTGTTTTTGCTTGGTCTAAGTAGAAATTTTCTCCAGTAAGCTCAGCGTCTGTTACAAAGTTAGAAAGCGCAGAGCCAAAGGCAGCGTTTCCATATGTAATTGCTAAGTCTGCATCTAAATCTTTAAACACAACGGTAACTTGTGAAGCAACCTCTGTATAAGTTCTCGCTAAACTCCAATCTCCAGCAAAGTTTGCGCGTCTCATATCTGAGATATAGATATTGTCTCCAAGTTTGTATGCGTCTAAATCTGTGTTTGCTTTGTCTTTTAAATAAGTTAATGGAATATTTTCTTGTGTTTTAAAAGTTCTCGCATAGTTTAAAAACTCTTGCAAATATAATTGTTTTTCCGTAACAGAAGAGTCTTGGCCTCTAACAGAAGATGCGATAAACGGAAGCATAATCCCCAACATAAAGTTGTTGGAAACTGGATAGTCTTCGTCGACATAGATGTTTGCTGCAACTGCTGCGACATCTGTGCTAAGCCCTTCTAACTCAACCATTGGATACTCTGTCACAGGAGGTAGTAGATTAAATTGTGCGATTCCTTTGTTAAACCATTGTGTAATTTCTTTTTGCTCAAATGTATCGTCAACATCTAGATTCACATAGAGAGCAAGTGTTTGTAAATTCATATGTTACCTCCTAACATAAAATAAAGGGGACACCCGTTAACAGGATGTCCCCCGTTACCCGTTTAATCTTTATAGAGTTCTTCGGGTGTGAGTCTCTTTTGATTTTTACTAATGGTAGCGCCCTTCATTAAAATCTGAGCGTGTCTTGCGTGAGATTCAGAAACCTGAACTTTTTTACCAATAGGAATTTCAACTGAAACACCATTTACACTGAAAGTGACTGGGTCACCAAATGCGCCTCGGTACGCTTCAGGTATAATTAAGTCTACCATTTTTTGTGCTTTGATTTTAGCACTCGCAGTGTTCAAATCTTTTTGTAACTCTGCTTCACTTTTTGTACTTTGTCTTAAAATGTCTTGAGTATTTAATACTTTTTCATCGGACATAATATGCCTCCCTTAATTTTATTTTATGTTAATCGATTACGCTGCGTCGTCGTATTGTCCAGCAGGAGCAAAGTCACCGACAACAGTGTCAAATGTTGGAACTGACCAGTAGTTAACAACTGCATTAGCGTTTAAGACTTTTGCAGAGAAACCATTGATTTTCCAACCGATTGATTGGCGTTGGTCTAGTGGGTCTTCGACACCAGCAGAACCTAAACCTTTAGTGATAACGCGTAATCCAGCGCCTTCTAATTTAGTAACTGCGTAAGCTTCTTCACCTAAGACAATTGAGTCGTGTGCGAATACGCCTGTTGCAGCTGCTGTTTCTAAGACTGGTGCGTTTAATACTTCTTCGAAACGAATTCCAAATAAGTCAACAACCATACCATCTGTAAACATTACATTGGTTTGACCAAAGTTCATATAGTTTTGTACTTTAGTGTCATCGAATAAAGTTGCCATAACATCTGGTGAAACGAGTGCAACATATTTACCAGCTGCTTTTCTGTTACCACCGATGAAAGATTTTTTCATTGCTAATACAATGTGACGGAAGTCGTCGATTCTTGGAACATCGCCAGCTGCTAAGTCAGCTAAACGGTCGTTAATTGTAACAACTTCTGCTGCGCCGTGTCCGTAGAAAGAAGAACCTTCTGCAACAAGAACATCACGAACGATTTCATCTAAAGTTTCTTTAGCTTGGAAACCAAGTTCTACTGTGTATTCTTGACGCACTGCGTCTAATTGTTGTAAGTCAACTAAGTCAGTGAAGTATAATACATTACCATATTGTGCAATGGTTGCAGTGATTTGAGAACCACTGATTGATTGTCCAGCAGGTGTAGTACCTTCTGTTAATGCAGTTTTAGTAACTGATAATTTGTTAAAGCGTCTCCAGTTGATTGTGTCACCAAAGTTTCTTGGTAAAGTTTTTTCAACTGCATACTTCATATAATGGAATTCCATTTGACGAAGCATTTTTAATAATAATTTGTCGTAATAAGCGTCTGGTTTTAATGCAAAACCAGCAGGGTCGCCTTGATAAGTGTTGGCGTTAGTAAATTGAATTGCTGTAGCTGGGCTACCTTGAATTGCTGCCATTTATTTCATCTCCTATTTAGTGATATAATTTTTTTTGAGTACCTCATCGATTTCTTTTTCCCAATCGGCTTCTGTGGTATTCACATCTGCACCTTGAGTCCCTGTTTTACCCACTGAGGTTTTACTGCGCCTTTTTGAGGTCTCGAGTTGTTTTTGGCGTCCAGTCTCAACTGCTTTATCAAAGTTAATACTTCGGTAAACCACTTCGAGTAATGTTGGGTTTTCTGTGATGTCCAAACCGAGCTTGCCTGCTTCTGTAAAAACTTCCATTAACGCATCTTCCGTTAAGTCGTAGCGTCTTTGGAATGCGTCTGCACGCACATTAAACACCTCACGGCGTTTGTCTTCTTCGATTTGTTGGACTTTGGCTTCAAGCTCTTGCATCTTTCGATATTGGGCTGGGTCAATGCCCTGTTCTTTTGCCAGTTTTTCTTGCTGTTGTTGGGTAAATCGCTCCATTAACTGTTCTTTTGATAGTCCATACTGACTAGCTAAATCAGATAAAAACTTATCAGAAGCCGCTAACCTATCCCGCTCTTCCCTGAGTTCTTTAAACGCAGCATTACGCTTGTGAAGGTCTTCATCCATAATATTAGGCGTTTCTTCTTCCGCCTCTTCTTCATCTTCTTCGTAATACTCTTCTTCATCGACTTCTTCTTCGGTCTCAACCACTTCTTCAGGGGCTTCTATATTTTCTTCTGTCATATCCTGTTCTTCAGGATTTGCCTCTGGGTCTAAGACTTTTTTTGTGTCTTGTGAAAATTCGTTATCTAACTCTGCTACAATAGCATCGATATTTAACCCTTTTGTGTCTTGCATAATTCTCTCCTCCGCTTTGAGATTGTACTTTAGGACAGCGACTTCTAAAGTTGTTGCAAGGTGTTGCTCTACATTATCGGGGTTGGAAACCCGGCCTTACACTAGATATAACGATACTGTCCTAAAAAATACAAGTAAGTAATTTAATTTTTTTACATTTGTTCTAAACCTTGTTGACGCTTTTGAACATCTCCAAGTTGTTGCTGTTGTGGATTAAGTGTTTGAAACACAATTTCTGCAAGCATTTCAGGTGCGTAACCCACTTCGATACCTTGTAACACTTGTTGAACAATCATTGCAGCTGTTTCAAATTGTTGATTTTGTTCTGCTTGCTGAATTCTCGCTAAAATCACATCTCTGTCTGTTGGGTTGAACGCCTTAACAATATCTGCTGGTGTCACAATAGGCACACTTGGGCTATATTGCAATTGCCATTCAGATAACATACGCATTGTTTCGCGTTTGTTTTGGTCATTGTTCTTGATTTTTTGAACAATATCAATTGAGAAGTCCCACGCAAGTTCTGCAAATTCTTCTGCTTTGAACGGAATGTATTCATATTCCCATTCGTTATTTGGGTCTTCACTTCGCATACGCATTACTCTGTCGTCTGTGTAATATTCAATCGAATTTGATATGACGGCGTAAGAGACTTGTTCTAAGAAGCGTTCGAAATGTGTAAACTCATCTTGGTCTCCAACAAGTGAGCGTTGAATCATTGACTCAATACCACCTGCAGTTTGAATCGAGCCTGAACCTGTACCTGCTGCGAACTGTGACATTCCTGTAAAATCTTCAATATCATTTTTAAGGAACTGAACATACTCAAGCAGTGCGCGTGGAATATCTTGAACTTCGACATTACGCATTGCGTTTGCAAGGTCTGGGTATTTTGATAAGAATACTAAACCAAACGCATTCCCGTATTTAGAGACAATACGAGGGTCAATCCCTGCACCTTCATACACAATCTTTTGTGGATTCTGGTAAAGTGTTGCGAGTGTTCCAATAATAGACTGCACTTTGTTAATCATCTTGACATTTGGTAAGATGAGTTGTGCATCACTGATACCCCAGAAGTCTTGGCGTTGTTTGTGTTGGTGTAAAATAATGAAAGGGAATAGATTCGGGCGAATTTCTTCAACTTCTTTAATTAAAACGCCATCTGCGATGGTTTTTACACAAATATAGTAGCCAACACCGTTTTCGTTCGGTATTTTTTCGTAATATGTCACTAAATCCACGACATTTTCTTGGTGAGAGCCATAATCGCGGTTAAAATAAATTTCACCACGGTCTTCTTGTGCGCCCATAGAGGTTCCGTTTGTAAATCTGCGTTCTTTGAACTCTTTTTTCTTGTCATCTTCAATTGCTGGGTCCATCAGTATGTGTTCAACAGTCGTTCTAACAAAAGTTCCGCAGTATAATGCTTCTTCTAAGCTGAATGCTTTAGGGTCAACAAAGAAAGTGGACGGTTCAATCGGTTTAATAAGCACTTCCCCTTGGTAAAGGTGGCCTCTTGTCCCTCCGATGTAGTTTTCATCCCATCCAACATACAAAATACCGGTTCCAAGTAGACGAGATGTACGAATCACATCTGTAATATGGTATTTAATGTTGAGTTTGTCAAAAATTTGCTCGTAAAAGCGTTGCAACATCCATATTTGGGGTGCATTTTCTGGTGCGAGTGGTTTAAGTTCGCCCATATAATCATCTAAAATGAGGTTACCGGTCTTAAATCTTTTGACTTTCGCCACATAATTGGTGGAAGGCTTTGGAATCCAGCTTGGCATTGCGCCGGCAATACTCCATTGCTCTCCCCTGTCAAAAGCATCGAGCTCTTTCCAGATGTAATCTTTGTTTTGTTGACGGAAATCAATGGCGTCTCTAACCTTATCCCAAATTTCCATTATTCTTTTTTCCATTTAGTCACCTACTTTAGTTTTCTTGGTAGCCCGTACTCTGGCATTACACCTGGAGGAAACATCTCCCCTGGGTTGTATTCCATTTCTTCAGGCTTTTGCATCTGCTCAAGCATTGCTTCGAGCGACGCGACTTTTTCTTCGTAATCTTCCTTTTTAGATATCTTTAAAATCAACTGTCTTCTGCTGGCAACGAGAATGCCGAACAGAAAACCTAAAATAAATATGTCGATAGCGACAAAAATAATAAAAAATAATTCCCAGTTCATTCAAACAACCCCCTAATCTTTTGTGCAATCTCGTGGTCGTCTGTCTCTACTGAGACGCCATCAAAATAGATTAAAGACATTACGCCTAGAATCGACTTGGCATCGACGGTAATGCGACCTCTGTGTAAATAGACATCGCTTCTTGATTGGTGTGCAATGTTGACAAGTTCACTTGCAATGCCTGCGTGTAAATATTTCATCTCCCATTTCTCCTTTTATTTGTTTTTGGTTTGCTCATTGCCATTTGTTGTGGTTTTTGAACTTTCTTTTTCTTTTTTGGTTTCTGTTTTGCCATCTTGAACCTCCTTCGTCCATTGGTCGTCTATCATTTGAAGTCTCTCTTTTCTTAATTGTTCGCGAAACGCTTTTCGCTTCGCTTCACTTAGGCCTTCGACTTTCTTGGCCATTTCAAGAATCATTTGAATTTCTTCAGATGTTAAATACGCTGCAAGTTGGTTTTGAAGCTGCAATTTTGCCATTGCTTCTTTTCCCCACAGTATCCCTTGCCATACACCCATTCGTAGCCATCTAATAAAGACAGCCAGTAGGATGGTAACTAACCACCCTGGGGTCAGGGGACCTAGGCCCCACCATAGCAATGTCCACCAAGTGGAAAATGCAAGGAAGCCTGGGTCTTTAATAAAAAGTGCCCCATACATTGGAAAGTTAAAAATGAGTAAGCAATGATGGCGTCGATTCCATACTTACGAAGGAACGCCCAAATTTTTTCTCCCCACTTTTTCATTAGAAGTCTGTGTACCAATTATCAGGTACACCCTCCGGTTCGTCGTCCAGCGCTTGCGGCCACTGGAATTCTTTCTTATAACCCCAGTTACTATTGGAGTTACCTTCATACACTTCTGAGACCAAGTTGTCTGGGTCATCAGGAAGTTCCATAATCATATATCTGAGTGCGTCCATCGCGTGGTTATAAGCGTCCACCGGTTTCTCGCCTCTGTTTCTTGTTTGGTCGACACTGTTTTCTGCGTACTTATACGCGCGTGCCTCTGCAACGGTATTGATGCAGTTAGACATAATCTTTAGTTTCTTTAAACTAAAGTAAGTGTAGACTTTCATAATCCCAGCCTCGAGCTGGTTATTACCAGGTTTGAACCACAACCCGTATTCGGCGTAATGGTTAAAGTAACTCCGCATCGTAGTTCCTCCCCTTTTGTCTCCAGCCGGGTCAGCAATGACCTGTCCGTAAATGAGACCTGGAGGTACACGGTTTAAGATTTCCTTCATTTTCCCTGCGTGATACGATACGGGCTTTTCAGCCTGATAGTGCTCGTCGTAAATATACAACACACCTTCTTCTGGGTCGACCGCACCGGCGAGCATTACGGTCGGGTCTCGAAGACCAAAGTCCACTGCAAACAGGCGTTTCCAATTTGCAGGAATGATAAACGGGTCAACAATGGAATCCCCTACTTGAGGGTACACCATTCCTTCACTATAATCAAAGGACCCGTAGATATAACGCTTGACCCACCAGTCTGGTTTTCCTCGCCCGATACGGGTCTGGAAATCTGGGTCTAGATATTGGTTCATAAAACTTGAATGCAGGTGAGTCGATAAAAACGGATTATAGTCGTCCATCTTCGGGTACACAACATCTGAGTAGACCTTGTCTGACTTCAGTA